CCACAGCATGCTATATCGTAAATAAGTTATAAGCAGCTACTCATGTAGTTGCTTTTTTTGTACATAAAATTAAATGATTAAACAACTGAAAGGATCAAAAGTAACGTGACTTATAGACGTGATGGAATACCATACTCTTGTAGACTAGAGTATAACTTAATCAACCTTATTGATAATGAGAACAAGCGTAAGAAGAAAGGTGAGCAACATGCCAATCGTCGTAGCAAATTGGAAGACAGTAAACCAGTACATGGTACTAACACCATGGATAGATAGGAAGGTGGCGTGGTGATATGCGTACTCATGAATGCTGGCATCAAAGTTGTCATAGGCTATGTGAACCTGGTCATGACTATTGCTCAATGCACGAAGTACAACATAAGCAAGAACAACTAGAACGACTACATGAGTATCACCAGACAGAACAATATCATCAGTACCATAAGCAGTGGCAACGGGAGTATAACCATAACGAACGTGATCCCATTGCTAACAAGTTCTATCACTCAACACAATGGACCAAGGTCCGTGATTACGTGAAGCGTCGTGACTTGATGATCGATGGTTCCACAGGTAAAGCATTGAGTGATCATGACTACATTGTTGATCATATTGTTCCTCGTCGTTACTGTCATGATCCATATGATACCGATAACCTTTGGCTTCTTAGCAGACATCAACACAATCGCAAGACGTTAATTGAGCAAGCTATCGAAGCAAAACCCAATGGTGTTAACAAACTAAAGCATATCAGCAAGGGAACTTGGAAGCGTTGGTTAAATGAAAAGAAACCAAGTTGAAAATTAGCAAGCATCCCCCGCCCCCTAGGAACCAAAATGAGCGCATCACATAGAACAGTGCACTTTCTTGAAAATCCGAGTTATTTTGCCTATGACGATAGGGGGGCATAACGCATTGCGATGCGTTGAAAACAATCGTCAGCGTTCACCACTGGTCAGGAATTAGCGCACTCTTATGAAAGGAGAAATTGTATGGCAAGGAAAAACAAGATTACTACTGATCCTAAAGCTGAGAAGTACCAGCGAGAACGAACAAAACAGCTAAAGCAGGACACAGAATCGTGGAAGCCGTTGCAGTCATCTCCTCCGTGTTATCTATCGAAGATAGCTAAGAATGCCTATCGAGCAATTTTACCAGCTTTGATGAAATCTGAGATTGTTAAACAGCCAGATTTGACGGTAGTTGCCACTCTTTGTGTGCAAGTCGATATTTTTCGACAATCATATAATGAAATTCAAAAGCACGGCATCCAATCGGCTATATATAAGCCGGTGGTTTCACCAACAGGTGAAGTAATTGATGCTCATAATTTTGCTGGATTCAAAAAGAATCCTGCCGTTACAACATTAAGCGACTCAACTGCTAAGATTAAACAGCTAAGCGCTGAATTAGGTCTAACGCCACAGTCACGAGCTACTTTACTCAACCTTAACAGCGACGATGATGACAGCGGTGATGTAGTTGACAGTATTGCTAAGATGCTAAATGGAAAAGGTGATCATAGTGCATGAATATGATTTTTCCCATTCAGCAGACGTGGCAGGGGATGTCATCAAGGCTTATCAAGCTGAAAAACGATCTGGCAATTATGAGGATGTTTTTGCAGAGTACAATGATCCGGGAACGCGGTATGCGCGAGAAATTCTCGATAAGAAGTATCTGTCCAGCACAATGATGAAGCTGGCAGCATTTCGCCAACTACAGGATTTACGACGAATCACTGAGGACAGTTCCTTTTCGTTTCATTACGATAAGGATCACATTAACCAGATTCTCAACTTTGCTAAGTTAGTGCCGGATGTGGATACCGGTAAGCCGGTGCCACTAATGCTATGGCAACAAGCAATCCTTGCTCTAATGTTTGGCTGGCGGGACAGTCTTGATGACAAACGATATGATCGTGTTCTGGTTTCAGTGGCCCGAACAAATGGTAAGACCTATCTTTCAGCAATTATTCTTACTTACTCGTTTATTGTGGAATCACTGGGTAAGTCAAACCAAGATATGGCATACGTTGCTCCCGTTACCAGTCAGTCGCAGAAGGGGTTTAGTTACCTGAAAACTACCTTCAACTCACTCGACCAGATTGCCGCTTTTCATAAGTTATTTAAGCAAACTAACACTAATGTTCTTAACGACAATATTATTGCCAAGAACAGCCAGAACACAATCCTTCGTTTGAGCCATGAATCAGGGCGGTTTGATAGTCGGCATTTTGTCATGGCAGTTCTGGATGAATCTGGTTCTGATGGTGCTAAGGGTTCACCTACGGCGATTGCACAGATTGCCCGTAACGTTGGTCAGGTTTCATCTGGGATGATGCAGACCGGTGGGTCCATGTTCCAGATTTCAACAGCCTACCCTAATCCGACTTCGTACTTCTACAAGGATGAGCGAATGATGGAACGAGCAATGCGCGATGATGCCAGTCGTTCCCTAGATAATTACCTTTGTCTTGTTTGGGAACAGGATAGCGTCAGAGAAACCGAGAAACCAGAAACCTGGGAAAAATCGAACCCGTTGCTGACTTTGAACGAAAAGAAAAAGCAGCAAATGATTAGCCGACTCATGAATGAGCGGAACACTCACATGATGTCCGGCAATATTGCTGAGTTTCAGAATAAAAACATGAACATCTGGCTTAAAACCAAGTCCAACACTTACCTAACTCTTAATGATATTGAAAAGTCAGTTGTTGAGCAGATGCCATTTAACATTGATGGCCATGAAGTAACAATTGGCTTCGATAAGTCCCAATATGCCGATGATACAGCAGTGAGCTTTATCTTCCCGTATGTTGAGAACAATGTTAGTAAATGGTTTGTCTTGCAGCGTAGTTTCATTCCACTCGCATTTGCCCAAGGGTCAATTGACTTAAAGGAGAAGCAAGATGGTATCAACTACCGCAATGCGGAGCAGTTGGGCTTCTGTGATATTACACAGGACGCCTATGGATTCATTGATGATGGTGTAGTGTTCTCCTATATCTTGGACTTCGTAAAACAGCACCATTTGTCGGTCAAAGCCTTCTGCTTTGATGCTTGGCATGCAGACGAGCCTGTCACCATGTGGATTGATCAGAAGACAGACTGGTTGACTATTCCGGTACGGCAAGGATCATTAACCCTGAATAAGCCGACACTGGCTTTTCGCCGGGCAATTGCCTCTGACCAGATTAGATGGCTTGATGATCCGCTGATGAAGTACAGTTTCAGTAATGCTGTTCTACGTACTGATAATAACGGGGTCAAAGTCGATAAGGATAGTCGCACGGCAAAGATTGATATTGTTGATGCGACAATTGATGCTTTTTTCCGTGCCCAGTATGACTTTGATGATGTTAGCTTGGACAAGGAACAAAAAGATCCGTTTGCCAATATGACCCCTAACGAGCGAAAAACGTACTGGGATAATTTTTCTTTATGAGGTGTAAAAATGAAAAAAGGTTTATCAATAATCAGTTTAATTATAATTATGTGTGGGCTGGCTGCCTTTGTAGCCGGCTTTTTCATGCTGGCAAAGTGGTTGGGCTTCGTAATATTGGGTGTAACCTTATATTTTATTGGAAGTTCTTTTGGTAGCGCGATAGGAGGTGATTAGCAATGGGTGTATGGAATCCTTTTAAGGGCATTTTACGTTCGCGGACGTTAGCTAATGGCACGGGAACGTTGATGGTGTTCTCTGGAGGCAAGATTCAAACTCAATCTTCAATTGATGTTAATCAAGCTTTTAAGAACTCGGATGTCTTTACAGTCGTCGAGCGGATTAGCTCTGACATTGCCGCTTGCCGCTTTAACGGGCAACAATATCAAGCCTTATTAGACAATCCGTTTCATTTAATTAACCCTTACGCCGGGTGGCAAGAAGTGCTGATTCAGCTTCTGTTGAATGGCAATTCTTATGTTGTCATTCATCGTGATAAGCAGCAGAAAGCTTCGTGGCTAGAGCCAGTGCCCTCCGATGATGTTAACCTGACTCTACAAGATAATGCCACTGATATTATTTACCATGTTCACTATACTGATGAGCGAGCAGACAAGGATTATCTTAGCGCTGATGTTTTGCATTTTAAACTGGTCACACCGGGGATGGATGTAAATCAATATACAGGGGTTAGTCCGCTAATGGCGCTGGTTCCTGAATTGGGAATTCAAGATAACAGCAAGAAGTTGACCTTGGCATCACTTATCCATGCGTTAGCACCAACTAACATCTATACAACACCGAACGCCATTACTGAACCAGGAGCTAAGGATAAGATCCGTGAAGCCTTTGAAAAGGCCAATACCGGGGATAATGCTGGACGTGTCATGATTATGGATGCTGGTGCTAAATTGGAAACAATGGATGTTACGCCAAACGTGGCTACGTTGTTAGATAATGCGACATTTTCGCAAACTCAGATTGCTAAGGCATTTGGTATTCCAGATAGTTATCTAAATGGTCAAGGTGATCAACAATCATCAATTGAAATGATTCGGTCACTATATCAAAACGCCTTAACAATGTATATTCGGCCGATTGAATCAGAATTATCTTATAAGCTGGGAGCACCAGTTAAGCTGGATGTTACCAGTTCAATTGACGTTGACCACCAGAATGAGCTTAACAACATTGTTTCACTATCAAAAGCTAACCTTCTTTCACCGCGTCAAGCGTTTGGTTTGATGTTGGCTAACGACATTGTGCCGGGCCTAACGGTTGAAGACACAGACATTAACCTGTTGAATAATAAGAACACGACGAAAGGAGGTGAAAATGTAAATGACAACCAAAACAGTCAACCGTGATGTACGGACGTTTACGGCTAATCATCTAACAATTAGGCGAGATGTTGAAAGTGGTACTCGACAGTTGTCGGGCTATGCTGTGACTTTTAACCAGCCTTCTCAGCCACTACCTTTTACGGAATATATCAGCCCACATGCTTTTGATAACGTAGACTTTTCGCAAGTGCGGTTGCTTTATGCACATGATTTTAATAACATTTTGGCTCGTGTAGATTCGGGGACTTTATCACTTAAAACTGATGATAAGGGCCTCTTTTTTATTGCCGATATTCCTGACACTACCTTAGGCAATGATGTTTATACCAATGTTAAAAATGGAAACATTAAAGGTTTATCTTTTAATGCACAGATTGATCCGAACAACGGTGACTCGTGGGAACAAGGCGCTGACGGCAAGGTAATTCATACCATTAATCACTTTGCCAGCTTAGCTGAAATTAGCTTAACGCCAATCCCGGCATATACCGAAACTTCGGTTCAAGTAGCACGAGACTACAAGGAGGTCTTAAACAATATGAATACTGATTCTAGTAAAACAGTACAATCGAAAGCTCCTGCTTCAAGCAGTGCGGCTTCTGCTAAGCCAAGCTCTGCTTCCAGTGATAGCTTAGCTAAACAAATCGCCACTTTAACGAATAAAGTGAATGAATTATTTAATAGTGCTCAGCCGGCAAAAAGTACGGCTAAGCGCGACGACAACGTTGAAGAAGCAGACTCAGACAAAGTTGATCGGGCCAGTGCTCCCGCTAATCCGGGTGACCCAACATCTAACAAGAACACTAATCCGGGTGACCCGACTTCATCAGCTAAGAGTGCTTCAACAGCTGCGGCTAATCCCGGTGATCCAACGTCTAACAAGAATGCTAGTCGGGCAGCCGAACCAGCAAGTGATGTTAAGCGTTCAGCTGAACCTGTTGTAGCTGTAAAAGAAAACAAGAAAAATGATGAAAATGGAGATGATATTAAAATGTCAACTAAGTTAAATGATCCAAAAGAAACAATTACTCGTGACTTTGCTAACTTCTTAAAGACTGGTCAAGTTGCTGATTCTATTCGTCGGGATAACAACATCGGTTTAAGTGCTGGTTCCGTAATTATTCCAGAAACTATTTTGAACCCCGAACATGAACAACACCAATTCCCACGTTTGGGATCATTAGTTCGGACAATTAAGGTTTCAACTACTACTGGTAAGCTTCCGGTTTTCCAAACTTCAACCGACAAGTTGAGTTTGCATACTGAATTTCAACATTCAGAAGGGCATGTCGCACCAGAAATCAAGCCTATTAACTGGGATTTGAATACCTACACCGGTAACTACGCCTTTTCACAAGATTTGATTTCTGACAGTTCTTACAATTGGCAATCAGAACTTCAAGCACGTTTACAAGAATTGAAGGACAACACTCAAGATAGCTTGATCATTAACGCCTTGACTAATGGTGTTAATACAACATCTGCTACTGACTTAATCAAGGACATCAAGACAGCCCTTAACGTTAACTTGAAACCTCAAGACTCTCAAAACGCTTCAATTGTACTTTCTCAATCTGCTTACAACGAACTTGACCAAATGACCGACAAAGAAAATCGTCCTTTAGTACAACCAGATGTTACTAAGGCAACTGGTAAGTCAATTCTTGGCAAGACGGTTGTTGTCGTTGATGACTTACTCTTCCCAGCAGCTAAGCGTGGAGATGCTAACATCATTGTTACTCCACTTCAAAAGGCGGTTATTAACTTCCAAAACAACGAAATTACTGGACAATTCATTGACTCATACGATATCTGGTACAAGATTTTAGGCATTTACCTTCGTGAAGATGTTGTTCAAGCGCGCAAGGACTTAATTACGCTGATCACTTCCAGCAAGGCTACTGCTAGTGCTGCTTCTACACCCAATGACATTGTAGTAGATTCAGGCTCTCATAGTGGAACAATTCACGCGAAATAAAGGAGTGATAAAATGTCAAAAACACGTGCAGATGATAGTTTAATCGCATATAACAAGAATGGTAAAGAGGTAGCTCAAGGCACTATTGGTACTGGTGAAGTTACTGTTGGTAACTTAACCCCAGCTACTTCTTATGCCGAAGGAGATTTTCAAGTAGCTTTCGCTGATAAGGACGGGGTTAGTCAAAAGGTTGCAGTTCCAGAATTTGTTACTAAGCCACAACTAGTTGAATCGTTTACTATTAAACCAGGCGACATTGTGGGACATATTGGCGATAATCTTGATATTAAGGTTGCCACTCTTAGCCCCAATGATGCTACCGATAAAATTGTTAAGGTTACTAGCAAGGACCCAACCATTGCCACTATTGACTGGAATAATGATGCCAAATCTTATCAGGTTCACTTAATCAAAGCAGGTACAACCGAACTTGATTGGGTTTCCGAAGACGGCAATGCTAGTGTAAAGCAAGCAGTTAAGGTTGACCCAGTTCTTATGAGTAACTTTACCCTAAACCCAGAAGCTATTTCTGGTGTTGAAGGTAGTAATGTAAACGTTGGTGTTGCCACTCTTAGCCCTGGTAATACTACCGATAAGGTTGTTAAGGCTACTAGCAAGGATCCTACTATTGCCACTATTGACTGGAATAATGATGCCAAATCTTATCAGGCTCACTTAATCAAAGCAGGTACAACCGAACTTGATTGGGTTTCCGAAGACGGCAATGCTCATGTAGTGCAGCCTGTTACTGTTACTGCTAAGCCTGCTCCAGTGCAACCAGCTCCAGCTAAGCCTGCTTCTGCTGCACCAGCTGGCAAGTAACTAAGGGAGATGAATAGCAATGACTGATGATGACTTTACTACCCGTCTGTTAGCTGAGCTGAATTTAGATGACGTGGACGAAACTAGAGCTACGATAAATAGTTTGATGAAGCAGGCACGGGCGGTTATTGTTAGCGCGATCAATTCAAACGTTGACCTGAAGGTTTATATGCAAGATGACCTTTTCTTAGGTGCATTAGACGCGTTGACTACTCAGCTTTTTTACGATCGCACTTTAGAGAACAACTTCTCACTGGGTGTCCAGATGATGCTGGTTCAACTGCAATCTAAGTACCTAAACGAGGGTGGTGGTAGCCAATGGTAATGCCCAAAACAGTTGAGTATTCTCCTTATTTGTTTAAAGAAATTGCCGACTTTGGCGTTACTAAGACAGTCACCAATCCGTACAGTGGCGTTAATGAATCAAGCTTTGTTAAGTCATTTAGTCTGCATGTCTATCCGCAGAAGCGAACACTTGATATGCAGTATCGATCACTTGGCACTGATTATGACAAGGCTATTACGTTAGTGGTACGGCACAATAACAGGCTCAATAACCAACTTCGTGTTAAGTACAAGGGCGAGGAATATATGATCTTAAATATTAGTTCTGATGATTCAGCTAATTATATGACTTATGATTTTTTGACTTTGCGGAATGTAAAGGAGCTGGGTGGTAATGGCTGATTTTGATGACAAGGTAATGGATTTTCTCCATCAAGTAAAGAAGCTAGTTCCAGATAAGGATGCCCAGCGGAAAATGACTAAAGAAGGGGCGGATGTTCTTCGTGATCGTTTGCAACAAGAAACACGTCACAAACACTATGATGAGAAACATTACATCCCCAAGAAATACCGGGGTCAAAACATCAAGCATCTTGCCGATTCGATTGCTTCGGATGATAAGAACATTAATGGCGAGATTGACGGTAGCTCTTTAGTCGGTTTTCAAGGTGTCAAAGAATCAGGAGTGAACCACGCGAGGATAGCACGCTTTATAAACGACGGCACCAAGAAGATGCGTGGAGATCACTTTGTCGAGCACACTCGTGAAGATAACGCTAAGGAAGTCTTCTCAGCCATTGCTGAAAAATATCGAAAGGATGTCGAGCCATGAAAATGCCAGTAATTCAAGTAAGCGATTTAATTGCTAGTCGTCATTTTCATTGGATCGATCATCTCTCGACAACAAATATTGAACCGGAATTTGTTAATGATAATAGCAAGACGGTTGTTTTAGTTACTGAATCAGATTTCCAGCCGGGATACTATGCAAATGCGACATTTAAGTTTATGCAGGTTGGCTGTGAGATTCAGATTTTTTACAAGAAAAATGCCGACTTTGATATAGCAAGCGCTGAGATTGAATTTCAGCGCTTTTTTGTTGCCAACGGTTGGCAGGTATCCATTTCTCGTGAACACGTTTACGATCCCAACACTGGACAGCTGACTAAGACAATTTATGTTGATAAACAAGAACCAATTTTAGAAAAGAGGAATTAATTTATGGCACAAGGTACTTCATTTAAAGGCATCCGCTGGGTGGCCTTTGGCATTATTGACCCTACTACTGGGTTGATTGTTGCTGATGAAAAGAAGGGGTTATCCAAGGATGGTGTTGTATTAGTAGATGGCGAGGGTCAAGGTGCCACTACTGCTAACATCACTGGTTTGGAAGAAGCTGGGCAACAACAATACGCTAACGATAAAGTTAAGAGAATTACACATGGGACACCAACCCCACAGGTTGCCTTAACCATGTTGGATATGCCGTTTGATATTGGCGCGAAGACCAAGGGATATATTACCGATGGCAAAGGGGGTTGGGTTTTAACTGCCGGCCGTAAGCCAAACGTGGCTCTGATGATCTGTTCTTCTGACTACTGGGGCAATGCTGTCTTGGATTGCTTCGCTAATGGTGAAATGGTTGAACCATCTCACAACCACGCTACCAGCAACAAGAACGAGGCAGATTACAACTCAACCTACACTTATCAATCATTGTCCCCAATTAAGAACGACGTGTTCGTTGATCCGACAACCGGTGTTCAACAATCCTATAAGGAATATACAGCCGGCGATCCTAACTTTGATGCAGCCGCTATGCTTGCTGAAGTTTTTGGTGGCTTCCAAGATAGCGGTAACAAAATCATTAACCGAATTAAAGGCGCTGGCACTACTGCTAGTGCTGTTGCTGCACCCAATGACATTGTAGTAGATCAAGGCTCTCATAGTGGAACAATTCACGCAAAATA